TGATGAGTATTTAGAAACATGATATAATAAAATAAGGGAGATGATACCAATGTTAGAAGACAAAATGTCAGGAATATACAAAATAACGAACTTATTTAATGGTCACTTCTACATTGGGTCATCTTCCAATTTAGAAAAAAGATTTAAAGAGCATTGGAGACTATTAAAAAGCAAAAAGCATATTAATTCCCATCTACAAAGATCAGTAAATAAATATGGTTTAGAGTATTTCACTTTTGAAATCATAGATTATTGTAATGAAGAAGATCTTTTAAAACAAGAACAGTTTTATATTGATACATTAGAACCAGATTATAATATCCTTAAATTGGCTGGAAATTCAATAGGATATAAACACACTGATGAGACTAAGGTTAAATTAAGCAAATTAAAAGTTGGGAAAAAACTTTCAGAAGAAACGAGACGGAGAATGAGTGAAGCCACAAAAGGGCATCAAAATAGTTTAGGAATAAAACACACAGAGGAAACTAAAAAAAGAATGAGCGAATCACATATTGGTAGTAAAAGATCAGATGAAACAAAGAAAAAAATGAGTGAAGCTCAAAGAGGATCAAACCATCCAATGTACGGTAGATTGGGATCAGATAACCCAAAGTCTAAAAAAGTAATTCAACTTACCAAAGATGGTGAGTTTGTTAATGAGTTTTATGGAACACGTGAAGCAGGAAGACAAACTAACATTAACAACTCAGACATTTCAAAAGCATGCAAAGGTAAAGCAAAATCCGCAGGGGGCTATCTTTGGCGGTATGCTTGAAGGGAGGTGATGAAAATGAAAAAAGAAATTAGAGTTTCTGAATTTGTTAATGCATCCGAAGATGAAATGATACTATCGGGATACGCATTAAAATTTAATATACCAACTGTTTTATACCGAATAAATAATGTAGACTACAAAGAAGTAATAGCACGAACCGCATTAAATGGAACAGATATGAGCAATTGTTGTATGAGATACAATCACTCGATGGAATATCCAATCTTAGCACGAGTCAAAAATGGATCACTAATACTTACAGTCGACGATGTCGGCTTATTTTTTCGGGCAAAATTATCTAACACACAAGCTAATAAAGACATATATGAGATGGTTAAAGACGGTATATTGGATAAATGTTCTTTTGCTTTCAATATAGCGGAAGGAGGTGAAGAGTACCGAGAAAACACACGGATAATAACAAAAATAGAAACTCTATATGATACATCGGTGGTTGATGTGCCAGCATACGATGATACGTTTGTTGTGGCAAGAAACCAATTCAAAGCACTAGATGAACGGAGTAAATTACTCCAAAAACTAATAATCCAAACTTACTTATAGGAGGCAACAAACATGTTAAACAAGAGACTTAAAGAAATATCTGGTAGAAAAATGGAAATAAGAAGTTTGCTTTTGAATTCTGAGACTTTGAATTTTGAAGAAATAAAATCAGAGTTGGAAGCAATCGAAATTGAAGAAAGAGGCATTAACGAAAAACTAGAAATTGCATCAAGTCTAGAAGAAAAAGTAGAAGTAAGACAAATCGAAAAAATAAAGGAGAATAAAATTATGACATTATCAAACGAACAAATAATCGCAAGTCCAGAGTACAGGAGTGCATTCTTAAAGAGATTACAAGGTAAAGCATTAAATGAAGTTGAATTAAGGGTTGCTACAACAGCTACAGCAGCGGCAGCAATACCACTATTAACTCAAAACATGATCATAGACAAACTAAGACAAGTTAATGTGTTGTTTAATCGTATCAGTGTATCTCAAATACCAGGAGCAGTTAAATTCGTAGTTGCTAATGCTAAAGTTGCAGCAGATTGGAATACAGAAGGCGCAGATGGAACTCCTCATGATGACACAGTAGCATATGTATCACTTGCTGGGTTTGAACTAATTAAACTTGCTGAAATATCAAAAGCTTGTATGGCAATGGATATAGACGCATTTGAGAGATATATAGTTGACGAAATTGGAAGACAAATGGCTATAGCTATTGAAAATGCAATACTTAATGGTGTTGGAACAACTCAGCCTACAGGTATATTACCAGGCGTAACTTTTGATGCTACCAACCAAATTACAATTGCTGATTTTGACGATATCGATTATGACAACATCATGGATGTATTAGCATTATTACCAACTCTTTACCATCCAAATGCAATATTCATCATGAACAGAAAAACATTATTTAACAATATCCGCAAAATCAAAGATGCTAATGGCGAACCATTATTTGCATACAACGCACAAGATAAAGCAGCTATGTCATTACTTGGATATCCAATAGTTGTAGATGATTACATTGCTGATGAAAAAATCTTACTTTGCGATCCTAAATACTACTACCTAAACATATCAGCAGGGGTTGAATTATCTGTTGACGATAGCATTGGATTTAAATCAGGTAAAAGAACATTTAGAGGAATGGCAGTATTAGACGGAAAACCAGCACTTAGCGAAGCATTTGTATTAATCAAACAAACTACTTAGAATTAAAAATTAAAATATAGGAGGAATTAAAATGAGTTTATATCCATACAACCGTGGCATGGGTCAACGTATATCATGTGATGTTGATGACCTAGCTTTTGATAGAGGCTTTATAGCGCATGTAGTAATAGATGCTCCAACAAGTGGAGACACAGCAGGAGTATTAGCATTAACAGCATTAACAACAGCAGCATTAACAATAGCAGCAGGATCTACAACTAATCCAATAACAAATCCAGATGTACCAAGAGTGCTACAAATAGACTCAGATAGTACAGCATCAGCAGGTAACGTAGTTATTAATGGTTTGGATTTTAACGGTGACGTTATAGCAGATACAATCGCATTGTCAGGTACTAACACTGTAGCAGGAGTTAAGGCGTTTAAATCAGTATCAAGTATAGTATTGCCAGTAAAGATTGGGTCAGAAACAGTATCAGTTGGTATATCCGAGAAATTAGGATTACCTTACATGTTAACACATAACACAGTTCTTAAAACATTCTTTAACATGGTCGAAGAGTCCACAGCTCCAGCAGTTGTTGTTGATGATAACGAACTATGCAAAAACACAATCGATTTAGCATCAGCTCTTGACGGATCTAAAGTAGACATATTTTTAATAGTATAAAGGTGGGGATTTAATCCCCTCTTTTTTAATAAGAAGGGAGGAAATCAATGTCTGATTTATCAGAAACAAAAGTGTACTTGCGTATAACATCAACAATATATGATGCAGAGATTACCGATTTAATTAATGCTGGATTGAGAGACTTAGAAGTTGCTGGAATAAAGACTCCATTAATGAGCAATGTTCTTGTTAAAAGAGCGGTTACAATATATGTCAAGGCAAATTTTGGAATGAATAATCCAGATTACGACAAGTTAATTAAATCATACGATCTGCTTAAATCAAGTCTGATGTTAACACAAGAGTTTGCACTATATCTAGTTACATTTAACGTTACGCCAGCAATCGAAGGTGTAGAAATTACATTCAATAACAAGTATAAACAAACATTATCTACCGGCGTTACATCATTTTATGTTCGAGAAGGTTATGCGTACAACTATATAATAGAAAGAACTGGTTACGTTGCTCAATCAGGTGAGCTAAACGTTACCGCTGATAAGTCTGTTAATATAACATTGGTTGCATTGTAATGTTTTTCCGAGATGGGATATCTTTGGTATCCATAACTTACTCCAAAAACGCATACGGTGATATCACCGAAATTGAAACATTAACGGAAGTATTTGCAGATAAACAATCCATAAGACAATCCGAATTTTACCAAGCGAACGCACAAGGATTAAAACCAGAGTTAACTTTTACTATCCGCACTTGTGATTATAATAATCAAGCGAAATTAAAGTACAACTCAAAGTATTACGTGATAATACGCACGTACGAAAAAGGTGATTTCTTAGAACTAATTTGTCAAGGTATAGTCGGACAAGAATCGAGGTGATGAAATTTGGCTAGATCAAGATTAAATGTTGAAAACAGAATTGAATTGGCAACTAAAAGAATCGAAGATGGTTGTGAGAACGGATTGAAAGAAATCGGAAAACTAATGGTAGACTTGGTTAGAAACGCAGCACCGAGAGGATCTAATACCAGATACTATCATGTTGGACATGAAGCATCTGGAGAACGTAAAAGAATTAAATCTGGTGGATTGCGTAAATCTATTGGGTATTGGTACAGGAGACAAGAAAAAGATTTACAGATTGGTAGCAAGAGCTTCTATGCTCCGATGTTAGAATTTGGAACATCAAAACAAGCTCCGCATCCTTTCTTAATGCCTGTAATGAGGGAGAATGTTGAACTAATCCAAAAATTAATTGCTCTCAGTCTAAGGAATGGTTTAAGATGAACATTTTAAATTTACGAAAAGTTATCTATGATTTTTTAATAACAAAACAAACGAGAACATTTTATGAAGTTGCTCCAGAAAACACAGCATTTCCATATGTCACATTTAACTTAGCTAGTTCGTTCGCTAATCTTAATCAGGTAGGAGAAAGCTTCCGACTGGAGGTTGACGTATGGGACAACGTGTTAAGTACAGTAGCTTTGGATACGTTAGTTGGTACAATTGATGGAGACGGCGCAATTGTTAATGCATCGGGGTTGCATCGTAAACACATTAATAATAGCAAAGTCCAAGCTGATTTTTATCGAGAGGCTAGATTGAGTATACCAGATGAAGACGAGAGAATCAAACGAAGGAAGTTAATTTATGAGGTCGAAGCTTACTTGATAAGTGATTCGACATAAAAAATAAAAGGAGGAATTTATAATGAGTGTACCAAACAATATAATATTAGGTGATGGAGTTTTTTCAATCGGATCAACAGCAATAGCTTTAACAAGAGGTGGCGGTAAGTTTACAATTGAAAGAGAGTATAGAGCGATAGAGGCAGATGGAGATTTTGGCACGGTTAAAGGTCGTGTAAGGTGCATTAAAAGTGAAGCAAAACTAGTCATGAATGCTCTCGAGATATTACCATCTAATTTAAAAACATTTTATCCAGCTATGAGCCTTGATACATCTACTAGTGCAGGACATTCGATTTTAAACGGCACATTAAGTGTTGTTGATGCAGATTTTAACACAACTGTATCTTGGTCAGGACACACAAAAGCAGGTAAAGCAGTTATTATAACATTAAGCAATGCGATAAATCTAGAAAACATTGATCTAGAACTGAAAGACAAAGAAGAAATAGTAGCAGAATTAACTTATACAGCTTGTTACGCAGAAGGAACTAGAACAACTGAACCTTGGTCAATAAATTTCGACACAACAACTTAATCAATGAGGGCTTTTGCCCTCTTATTTTTATTAAATGGAGGTATTTTTTATGAAAATCCGTGAATTACGCACATCAGATATATTTAAGGTGTCAAAAATCCTGAAAAAAATGAACCTAAAAATCGAAGGTGAAAAACAAGAAGAGGTTGGAAAGAATTTAATAATGGCTGTTTTCGAAAACTTACATCTTGCAGAAGATGAAGTGAATGAGTTCGTTGGTGGGTTGGTTGGACTAAAACCAGAAGAGTTTGCAGAATTACCACTACCAGAATCAATTAAAATAATCATGGATCTGAAAGAAATCCTGCCAAGTTTTTTTACATCTGCCAAAGCGTAGATGATATTACTGTAATGGATTTAATATTGAGTAG